TAGGGTTTACCCCTATATCAAACGGGCCAAACGCATCAGAGGCTGTAATTGTTTCAGTCTTACCTAACTCGGGCTGTCGTGAAGAATCATCAGCCGTGGTCACTGAATCAGTAACATTAGGACGTGTGAAGTCTTTAGCCGCTGCGTCTGTAGCCGTCGCACTATCAACAACAACTTTATCTGTGTTAAATTCTGTTACTACATCAGTTGCAGCAGCAGTGTCAGTCAGTGACTTGCCAACATCTTTGGTGGTGATTACATCATCCACACTAGATGTGGAGTCCGACAATACTTTGTCAGTAGTTTTAGCGTCAGCATCAGTAGCTTCAGCAGTATCTGTAAGGGTTTTCCCTACATCTTTTGCATCTGAATCAGCAATATTGATTGGCTCTGGGTCAACATCTGGGTCAGTTAAATCAAAGTCAATGTTCCCATAGAACATTTTATTAATAACATCAACCGCAGTAACTGAGTCTGTAAACGCAGCGTCAAACAAAATAGCCACGTCATCTGTAGCTGTAGCTACGTCAATACTGATTCGGTCAATAGACAGCGCACGGAAGTCAGACATCGTAACAATCTGATTCTCAAGAACGCTAGTTGGTACAACAAATGCTGCTGCTCTAATTACAGGTGTTGCGTGGGCTGTAGCCGTGACTCCGCCTGCCGCAGCAATATTAATGACCGCTGAAGCAGTAGTCGCTAATAGAACTTGCGAGACAACGTAAGAGGCACGGATATTAGCCATTAGAAGTTCTCTCTGACCGTAAAGCGTAGGGTGTCGTACACAGTCTGAACTTGCCCGTTAAAGTTAATGACAATCTCACCTTCGTACATGCCGGGGTCTACATTAAGTACACCGCCTGTAAAGTCAAACTGTACCTGCCCAGTTGTACCGCCGCTTAGTTTTGAAGTGCTAATAGTTGACAACAACGTAGTTGTACCAGCCTCACGAAACTTAATAGTCACCACCGTGGTAGACAGCGATAAGTCAATCGGTGACCCTGTATTATCGTCGGTCAACGTGAGAACAATGACTGGTCTCTCATCACCTTCTACTAAACGAATGACATCGACAGCCATAGTAGCCTCACGCAAAAGGGCGCATTTGGACACTCATCGAGGCACGTGCTGCACCTAGATTAGCCCTTGCTCTGCGCTCGGTTATTTTAGAAATGTATTGCTTAGCATGGTACGTTGCCAATTCACGGTCACTCCAATTTTTGTTTGGCATAACCAATAAATGCTGCAATGCACCATGCATAATGGTATTTTCTAGGTCATCCATAATTGTCTTGTCCATACCCGTAGCAGTACGTAGCGGCTTTAGGACAGCAATCATCTTAAGGTCATAGGTTACAGAAGCATCAGGTAGTGGAGCAAGTACAAAATTATCAGGGTCTAGCTGACAAATATACCTAGGGTCAGCCCTCTGGTCTGGGTCTAAGTCAGGCCAGTTGGGGTAATGTATATACAATTTTTCAAGCGTTAAAGGCGTAAGAGGTGAGCCATTAACAGCAGCAGTTAGAAAAGCATGAACCTCTGTCTGCAACGGATTGTTATAGGGGTACTCAAACACCCCCGGTGTTAGACGAATTGAAGGCTGCTCATAGCGCCACGCAAGAGTTTTCTCACAACACTCAATTGCTGCATCCCGAATATATTGCTCTAAGATAGGCTGAGGACACCCCGGCACACTAGGTGCAAGGCGGTTAGCCAAAGAAAGAAATGTACGAGTACTCATGATGCGACCACCGATTCGTTAGGTAAGCCCGCTTCTTCTGTATCAGTTAGAGTTCTTGCCTGTGCACTTACACCCAATGCTTGGGTAAACGCCTGCTGGAACAACTGGGCACGGTTAGAGTTTACATGCTCATTATCAACCGACTCAGCTAGGAATACAGTACCATCAACTACAACAGGAAAGAAAGCATCAGGTAATAGCGCTACAGTCTGTGCTCCTGTGTAATTAGGAGGGGTCTGTGCGTATTCCCCAATAAGAATAAGGTCTGCGGGGGCTTTAGGATAAATAAAGAACTTGTTAGGGTTGCGTACATGACGCATCCAGTTAACAGTAGTTGCCGCCGTGTCGTTCATCCAGTTAGGGAGGGTTTGGTCAAGAACAGTACGGTCAACCTCAGTGACACCTGCTCCGTCTTTAACTTGGAAAATCTCAATAATACGAATAGAGTCAGATGGCGGGGACTGAATAACAGTTCCAGCCGTACAAGGAATCTCTCCAATGTAGGCAAAGAGGTCGGGGCGTAGTACTGCCATACGCTTGAGCGCCTGATTAGCAAAGCCTAGCAACACCGCATCACTATATCGTTGCGGTGCACTAATGTCTTGTATAAGACGGCGAGCCTCTGTAACTACATCATTGAGTATCATTCGGGTAATCCCTTAGATGCATCTGCGTTGAGTTCATGGTTTTCAATAGGAGGTTCAACTGGAATTTCTTCTGTTGGAGTCTCCAACTTTAAACCGGTTTTACGACCAGTTTGCTTCTTTGGAATAAATTTCTCAGGAAATGCTTCTTCCTCAGTTACTTCCTCAACCAGTGGGTTCTCAGCCAACATCTCAGTGTAATCGTAAATAAAGCCATCGCGTTTGTTTCGTAGGTAACGTGCCATTTAATTCTCCTATCTATACTTACTGGTCTTAGCCGCTATTTTAGCTGGCTGTTTTACAAACTGTTGCCCTTTTGCTTTGCCTTCGCGTTTCGCTTTAGTTGTAGCAGCATACTCTGCGGGGGTCAACGCTTTAATAGCCGACTCAGGTAAATACCGCTCACCTGTCTTTGACGACGGCTTACCACTCTTGGTGCGCCACTTCTGTGCAGTCCAATCTTTAAGCGACTTTTGCGGGGCTTTCAATCTTTGTACCCCCCACCAGCAGCTTTGTATTTCTTTGCAACAAGCTGTGCTTTGCGTGCAGACCACTGACCTGCGGCTGTACCTTGCACTGCTGCGGCCTTAACCTGCGACACAATCCGCTTACGCAACTCAGGCTTCGTATAGTTACCTGCGGCGTTTACTTTGGATTTGGTTTTAGGTTTCGTAGCCATATCACCACTTTACCTTATCTGCCCAATAAGCGGCTGACATTTTTCCCTTAGCAATGTTTTTCGCATGACGTGCTTCAAAGCTCTTTTTACGAGCCTTCTCAGAAGCCGTCGTAGGATTTGCGCCAGCACCCTTGACACCTTGCTGCCCGAAGCGAATCGTCTTCACCTCAGTACCAGACTTTGCCACAACAACATGACTTTTAGTCGGGTGGCCCGGAGTACGCTTAGGCTGGTTATAGCCTGATACCCCAGCACGCTCAAGTCGGGAGTCTTTGGTAGCCATTACACGCTCTGCACAAAGACAGTAGTTTTAGCACTGGTAGGTAACGTGACATGGACATCTGTCAAAAACAAAATGCCATCATCAGGAAACGACAACCCGATAGGTTGTGTACCACCACCAATGTTGAATTGAAATCTAATTGTTCCGGATGCGCCGCCGTCACGATAAATAATATCGCCAGCAGTACCGCCACCCACGCTTTGATGCCCACGCATCTGATACCGTCCGGTGACAAGAGTCCCCGTTGTATCTCTATGTGCCGCAGTTACATTTGCCATCTTGTTCTCCTATTTAAGAAGGGGGGCCGAAGCCCCCCGCCTTTTAGTTGATGTCTGTCAACATTGCGAAGACACGCACAACAGCAGCGGCTGGCACAGCAGTACCAAGCGTGATGTCGATAGTATCAGCAGCAGCGTACACCTTACCACCACTCAGAGTGGGAGCAAATGCACCAGACGACAACACAGGAACACCACCAGAAGTACCAGTAGCGTTCGCTGAAGTAGCAGCCAAGTAACCAGCGGCGGCAGAGCCGTCACCGATAGAGATGGTGCTAGTTACGCCAGCGGCGGTAGTTACCACCATACCTACGTTAGACACAATAGTGCCAGCAGGGATAGGGATAATTTCCATCACATCAGAAGCAGCCAGTGCAGTAGCACCAGCAGCAGAACGTGCCGCAATGATTTTAGGAAAATCAAGAACCATTTCCACTAGATGCACTTTATCAAGTGCATTTGCGGGAAGGGCGGCTGAGCCTTTGTTAAAGCCCAGAGAGTCGGTATATGTAGCCATGTTACAAATCTCCTGTTAAATGTTGATTAAGCCAAAGTCACGATGCCTTGGGCCAGAGCCTCAGGCTTAACGACTTTGTAACCATAAACTTGAAGACCACGGACGATATTACCGAAGGTTGACTCAGAGCGAATGGTTTCCATGTTGGTCATTTGTGAGGCAAAAGTGAAGCCCATTTTGTGACCAGCAACAAGGCTGAACTTGCCGCTAGAAACGGACAGGTTGTGGCTCATGTAGATGGTGAAACGGTCAATCATGCCCAAACGACCATTACGGATAACAGACATGCTGTCACCAGTAATAGAAGCATCCTTCAGGTCAGATTTCTTAATCATGCCCGCCATCTTTGCAGGGATAACCAAGAAGCGACCAGCCTCAGGGCAGTTGGCTTCGTCCAACACAGTACCCAAGTCAACGATGTAGTCCAACACGTTGGACTTAGTAATCGCAACAGGAGTACCAGTTGTGCCCAAGTCGATGTTGCCAGTGATACGACCAGCGGTTGAACCTTTGTTGGTCGAAGCAATGTCCGGCAACAGGTCAGTCAACACGCGTTGGTCAATCTTAATCTTCATACGCTCAGAAGCGTCTTTAGACCAAGTGTCCATCAATGCGATGTCAGATTGAACTTTGTCCACATCGTCTTCGATACAAGAGAAGTACTCGCCCTTGTCGATGAGCAATTGCAGTTTAGGCTTGTCAGGGTTCTCTACTTGTAGAGTTTGACCCTTGGTGTAAGTACGGATGGTGATTTCAGGAGTGGTACGGATGTTGACCGTATCACCGTACTGACGAATCTCACCTTCGTAGTCAGTGTTAGAGATTGCTGCGAGCACAGTGGCGTCGTAGAAATTCTCAATCAGTTTGCCCGACCAAATCTCGGGAATGAAATTGCCCGAATACTGGGGGCGGCCAGCGGCGTTTGGATATGCCATGATGAAACTCCTCTAATCAAGCGTTAACAAGTATGCGACCTTCTCGCTGTGCAGCGAAAATGTCACGTTCAATTCGGTCACGCTCTGCCTCACGCCCTTTGTATTTACCTGACCTCACATCGTTGAAGAAGATTTTGATGTCATCAGGTGAATAGTTCTTGGCGCTTGTTCCTGTCGGAGTACCAGTATTGCGGGAACGACCCGGCGCTACTTGTTTCTCCAACTCGGAAGCAGTCGCTGTCCGACGGTTTGTCTGAGCAACATTGGCTTGTCCAGTGAACTCAAGCCAAGATTTGAAGAAGTTACCTACACGGAAAACATCAAGACTCTTTTGCGCATCTTCTAGGATGGTTTGACGAGTCACACCAGTCAAGGGGTCTACCTGCAACAGCCAAGACTGGAAGTCAGGGTTGTCATTGATAGAACGCCAATCAGGTACGAAGTCTGTCAACTGCGCCCAGAAGTTTTGCTCCGTAGACTGCGCTTGGCGATGAGCCAAGTTCTGTACTTGCGGAACAACATTTGCGTGCATCTGCTGAATCATTCGCTCCAACGCCACAATCTTCTGCGCAACTGGGATGAGTTCTTCGCGTGTCACACGACGCATAACGTCAAGCGACTCACCGTACTCCTCTTGGTCACGGTCGGTAATCAAAGGCACATCTGCGACTTGATTGTTCCGATTAGATTGTTGCGCTGACATCGTTGCCAGCAACTGCTCCATGCTCTGTAAACGTGATTGAAGTTCTTTGTTCTGCGAGTGCAGGCGAGGAACCTCAGCGTTATACATCCCTTGGAGGGTCTTGTATTTCTGTACGACGGTATTGTCTTCAGAACCTTTTTCATCATCTGCTGTTTGCTCATTGACAGATGACTGAGTAGCATTGTTCGGTGCAGAGTTCTCGTCGGCGGTCTGGTGTTGTTCGGTAGACGACGCATTGCCATCGGCGGACGGCTGTTGCCCCTCGCCATTGTTGTCATCACCGTTGATTTGCTTGTACAACTCCTGTACTGCCTCGGTCTGTTTGCGAATTTGCTCTGGAAGTGCCATGATTAAACGCTCCTATCGGTATGCGTGATTAGACGGCGAGTCATTTGGACTTTGCCGCTAGTTCAGGGGACTCTTTGGCGAACTTATACAGTTCACCCAACACTTGACACCGCCCCTGCGAAAGTGCCATGTTGTTTACCGCGAGAGGTAGTTGTTCCAACTCGTGATAGCGCCATGTCTTGAGCCAGTCCAGAATCTCTGGATACTGACGCACACATGCGCCAAGAGCGTGAACTACTTTGGGGTCAGGCTTTATCATGCCGCTCTCCCACTCACACGATTACTGACTGTGTTGCCCTCCATCCCACCTTTGGGCGAGCCATCTGGGAGTTGCGGTGCGCCACCCTGAGGGGGTTGCTGTTGTGCAGCAACGGCCTCTGCTTGAGACCTAAGACGCGCCACATACCCGGCTTTTTCCCGAGATGGGATGATTTCATCCACAGGCATTTGCAACCCTTTGGCGATTTCACGAAGAATCGCTGCCCTACCATCCTTGCCGACAATTTCCATATCGACCTGATTGGCGGTTGCGTTGAGGAACTCGATGCGGCGCACGTTGACAGTCTCTTTGACAGCCAAGTTGATTGCGCCTTTGGCGAGCACTTGTGCATCGCCTTTGATTGTTTCGTCCTCGTCGTAGCGCATGTTGTACACGAACTGACGATGGACAATAGGTTTGATTACGTCGCCGTCAATATGACCGACGACCTGACGAATACCTTTACCTGCCGCACCCATCAACATGGACAAGCCAGATGATGTGCGACCAGCACCTTGTACATTCAAGTCACCATACAAGTAGGCAGGAATACCAGAGTGGTCATCTGCCAAACGAGCAAACTTGTCGTACACCGCCATCAGCGTCTGAGCGTTGTCGTCAGGCTGCGTGAAGCGCACAGCAGGCGAACTCGAACCCATTGGGTCGTTCGTGACCTGCCATATCTTCCAAGGGTGCATCTGTGTGATGTCCTCATTGGGGGGTATACGCTCAAGGTTTACTTCAACTTGTGGCCCTGAAGAAATGCCCATGTTATTAACGAGTGCACGAGCAGAAGCGTTACAAACATTCTGGACATCTTCAATGATTTCAGGGATACCTTTACCCCAGAAAGCGCCGGGGCACTTGATGAAAGAGGTTTTTGCGTAAGGCTTCTCTCCGAGAGGGTCGTAATTGAGAACCGCTTTAATCACGTAGTTCCCGACCATCCAGACGTTTGCATCGTACTCACGGGCATCATCAGGAACTTCTTCCTCATTCATACCCCACTCGATAAGCATTTTTCCGGAGACCTTACCCCAAAACTCTAGTGCATCAAACACTTCAGTTGGGCGCATGTAAGAGTAGTACTTGCGTTCTTCCTCTTGTTTTTGCAGTTCGATGTCTTCGCTAATCCACGATTGACCGTTACCAATCTCAAGTACCTTGCGAATGGCATCTTCGTCGTAGCCGGGCACACCAATCAGGTCTGACAACTCCATACGAGTCAGAGGATGGTGTTCAAACAGGTAGCCATCCTCAATCCGAGTGATACCCGGCTCAGGATAGATACGGAATGGGTCTACACGCTCGTATTCAGGAGCCAAAACCTCTGTTGGCTCTACCGTTGTACGTCCAGTAGCGTCCAATTTCCATCCCAACCTGCGTTGGCGACGGACAACTGGGCCTTTTACGAAGGCACAAGGGTAAGTTACGAGGTCAGTGATGAAATCGTTGAAGGATTCTGCCCATCCGCCCTGTGCGAACTGGTCTTGAATCTTTAATTTCATCTTATCTGCACGAGTTTGTGCGTCTTGCATGATTCTGAAGCGGTAATCTTGACTTACCATCTCCTTAACCTGCGACATTTCGTCTTGAGAGGGTGCTTGAGCGTTCTCTTGCACCATTTTCAGCACTAAATTGGCGAAAATGTCCTGAATTTCCTTGCGTTGGATGGGCGAAAGGTCAGGAATTGGAGTCGGAACGATGTCCCAAGGGGGAGTTCCAGTGTCCAAAAGGATGTCACGGAGCCAAGATTCCGCTGCGCGGCACTTGACTTCGGTAATCATCATGAAAATATCAGACCCGCCCTGCGATTGAATCTGTTTTAACTTCGATGCTTCGTACTCGCCGTTACGTTGGCGTAGTGCAACGAGCATTTTGTTCTCGATAGGCTTCTTCGCTTGCTGTGCAACATCCCAGCAACCCCGCAAGTACGAGGCCAAACCAAGAATCATAGGTTGATTCTGGCGTTCAGCCAACGCTTTGTCAGCAGCCTCTTGCTCTTGACGAGCAATATCTGTATTACTTACGACGCGTAGGAAGTTAAGTCCAGCCATTGTCAGTCATCCATCTCTGGTTTCTTACTGGTTTTGTGCTCTTGCACTTCAAGCATGTCATCAATAGACATCGGTGGTGGAGTATACGCGTACACTTCCATCGGTCTAGGTTTGCCAGCCATACCACTGGTGTCCATCTTCGGATTGGTGGACATGACAGTGAACGGTTTTGCCTTCTGGTTAATCTTCATGTGGCCTCCTGCCTACTAGATATTGTAGGATGGTTATAGCAACAAGTATACAGGCAGTCAAGAAAAAAGAAACCCCCTTGCCACTATTACATGTCAAGGGGGGTAAACGGCTGGTGAAGGAGATTCAGCCGAGGTGACAACTGCTGCAAGCAGTGCACCTAGTATATCACGTCCATCCAACGGATGAAACAGGTTTTATCTCTCGCCGCTGTGGTAGATGTGTACCCTCTCCAACAGTGGAGATGTGCAGCATCAGATACTGTAGTGCTTCAGCAACGTGCGAGTGTTTGTTCTTGTCAATATCCCCATCGCCTTTGGGCTTGTAGCGATACCCACCCATCATCGCCGCCTTGAGTTGTGTGCACTCAGGGGTAACGATAAAGGCCGGGTCGCCGTCAACTTGACGCATAAGGAAATCATCGACCGCGTTGATACGCGCCGCTACATTGTTGGTCTTAGCAGGGAAAACCCTTAGACCTTCTGCCTTGATGATGTCCACTGCCGAGCGTTCATCGGTCTGCGCCCGCTGTACACCCGCAGGGTCGGTGACGACTATTACTGGTGCGCCGGGAAACTTCTCGTAAAGTAACGGCTTGAGCATCGTGCGGATGAACCGCTGGATACCCATGTCAAACGATACACACTCGCCAAGTATCAGGGCGCGACCACGAGGGTCTTGCTGCCCGATGACAGCGGCTGGGGTAAGCCCCAAGTCCATCCCAATAACAATGGGTCGAACCCCATTGTTGATATAGCGAAGTCTCTGCTTAGCCATATGGTAGTCCGGCCTGAAATACTTGTAGACTGGCATACCAGCCGAGGACAGACCATACTCTCCGTCGATGTAAACCCGAACGTATTCTTCACTACGACCTTGGGTATCGTAGTATCCGTCTGGCAGGTTCTCGACGTTTTCTGCAAAAGCCGAGCGACCGGACGGCTGTTTGAATACTGCCCACCCGTTGTCATTTGGAGATACGCCATCTTTGGGGTCTAAGCCTTCCATCTGGTAATACCACCAAGTGTCCATCGTCGGAGGGTTGGTGTCGCCCCACATCCCGTGCCACGTTGGGCCTCCGTCTTTGGCAGACGGGAATCGCCCAATACGTTTAGACATCGCGTCAACAATGTCGGGGTGGATGTCTCTGCACTCGTTGAACCATGCGAACGATAACTCCAACGAGTTCAAGTTGGCAACGTCGTCTGCGTCGTCCAACGCACGGAACATGATTTCACACTCGATGTCGCCCACCTTAAAGAAGTAGGTCTTGGTCGTGCGCATGTAGTCGCCGCACTGCCCCGGTGGAAACCAATCCAAGAATGTCTTGATGGTTGTATCTTGCAACTGCCTTGCAGTTTCACGGACGATGGCTGCCCGTGTCTTGCGAATCCCTTGCTGGTTGGGAACCTGCATCGACGCCCGTCTGATAATCTCAAACGAGGAAGTTACAGATTTCCCTGAGCCGACCGGCCCCATCAGAACGCGCATCTTCGCGTCTGACTCCATAAACCGCTCGCCAGTTGGCGGCGGTGTATAGTTAATGTCCAGTGCCATTACGGACGGTCAGGGAAGATGCCCATGATGCAAATGATTTTGCTAGGCTGCCCAATTTCCCAACCGTGGACTTTCGTGCCGTGCTCGTTGGTCGGACGCCAGTCAGGAAGTTTGTAGTTGGTAACGCCGTCTCCGCCGTACATCGTACCGATGATGGCGTACAGCGGGGTGTAGTCCCGAATGTTGATAGTCTGTCCGTCGCACGACGCCCAGTTCTTAGGTGCAAAACTGCCAGCAAACTCGCGTACTTCTCCGATGTAACCTTCCATGTCAATCTCCTTGTACAAATGGTTCAACAATCATAACGAGAAACTCTCGCCCCCGCCTCTTGTGTTTGACAATCTTCGTCTTGTAAGACTTGTTCAACCACTTGAGGTTGGTCTCCATATTATGTGCTTCGCTGGCGCTAGTAAACCGCGCCATCTTCAACCCCTCATATTCTTCGTCGAATCTACTCAGTATGCTCGATGGCAGCGACATCGGTCACCTCGTTCTCAATCACTTGCGTTTCATGGCGTTGTCCACCCAGATTGATGGTGATGCGCACGCCGCCAGTGCCGCCTTCGGCAACGGCATCGTTCTTTGGTTCGAGTCCAGCCCACTTCACTGTGGACTTGATGAGGTCTGCTTTAACTGCGGGGGATACGGCTGGGTCGTGGATTAACACCCAAGAAGTTGTCAGGAGTTCTTCCGCTTGTGCACGGGCCTTGAGTTTGAACGTCAGCCCTTTGTCCTGAATTTCGCCGCGATAGTGCTCGACCTTCTTCAGAAATACCGGGTCGGCATTGAAGGTCAGTATGTCGTTGCCAGATATTTTGTGTCGGGCGATTACCTCTTGCAAGGTCTCTCCGCTGCCCTCCAGCATGAGGGCTACATCAAACGCCAACCTATCTGACCACTTAACGTGGTGTAGTGGAAGTGTGTCCATGATTCGACTATATGTTGTGGGATACGTGGTTGTCAAGCGGTTTCACGTGGAACAGTTTATAACGAAATTAGCGAAGTTATCGGAAAACGCTAACTTTACACGTTCCTTTTTTTGGGTCTTGCTTTATGCGGTTTACTATCATGGGGCGGGGTATAGCAACGGCAGTCCATGTGCCCCCCTCTAGCCAATCGCCACGCATCGCATCGCGCCCCCATGCCCCCCTCTTGAAACCCCTGATTTCTCTTGGTGTTTGACATTTTTTACAGATATGTCAATCTGAAATTGTCGTAGCGATAACGGTACGACAGAACGGGTGAATCGGCTCGTTCACCCGCTCTTTAACAAGTAGCCATAGGAGTTTCACCATGAGTGAACGCAACCCAACCGCTAAGCGGTCGATTGCCCCCGTTACTGTGACGGTTGAAATCACAGCAACCCGTATCAACGAGAATGGTACATTCTCAGGGATTACGGCAAAGGTGGTCAAGCAGTCAGTGAAAGGTAACACTTTCACAACGGCAGTACCACCGATGGCAGGCGGAGCAATCTACCTCAAGGCAAGCAGTCTGGAAGGATTGCAAGTCTTAGCGGACGGCGCACCTAAGGCAACAACGGTGAAAACCAAGTTGTTCTAAGTAGCGGTCTTGGCGGCAGGAAGGGAAACCTTCCTGCCACTTTTTTACAATGACTAGGAGCGAAAGCAATGAAAGTCACAATAGCAGCGCCGAAAGGCAAGCGGAAAGCCCGCATCCAAGAGCGTAATCAGTCCTGTGTAAAGTGGCAAGAGAATGATTCTATTTTCTTCCGCTGGTTCAAGAGAGACCGATATGCAGTCCAGTTTGTACAAGAACTGGTAGCAGACGGAATCCCTGAAAACCAAATCAGGATTGTGCAGAAGTAAACCAGAGCGGAGCCGAAAGGCTCCGTCTCTTAACCTTGGAGAATGAAATGGAACTTTACGCTAGAGCGATTGACGATGTAAACATGTGGGCAGTGAAACGCGTTGTACAGGAAACTGGATACTGGTTCGCATATGACAGGCTCAGGAAAGATGGGATGTCAAAGTGGCAAGCAGTCTGGACTCTCTGGATAGTGCGGAACATGAAGTAGTGGGAGCGGAGGCGAAAGCCTCCCTCTCTTTTTTCTTTCTATATGTTATATATAACCATACGCCGGGGGGTTGAGCCACGACATATCAGGCTGTATCGCATATAATCTAAGGGCAATCTAGGTTTTTGTACTTGTATTTGTAAAGTTTAGATTACTTTACAGTGTAACTTGACGCCTGTAAGCCATTGATTTTGCTAGTAACTTTACCAAGTGATAGTGTAAACAATCTAAATAATCTAAATAATCTACAGAATATATATATGCCCTTTGTTCACACTAACTTTAAGCCTGTAATGTTAAGGAAGGCGGCTGTGTGTTGTCATGTTCCCAATCACTAACTTTACCAGATTATTTAGATTGTATAGATTATTCCACCATAAGTTGTTGATTCATAAGGACATTCCTAACAATCTATCTTTGAGTGTTTGACTAATTACAAAAACCTTGTTACTCGCGGAGTAGATTGTTGCATGACCTTGTAAAATTACAAGACATGGCTCGACCCTCGAAGTTAGTGCTCACTCTCCCGCAAACCCGCGCCGAGCAAGTGTTTGCGTTTTTCGCTGGGCATGGCAATCTGAGGGTGTCCCTGCAACAACGCAGTAAGACATGGTATGTAATGTAATCAATCAACTTTAGGAGTTATCATGACAGCAACAGCAACATTGAAGAAGTCGATTAAGCCTGTAACTTTCACCATCAAGGTGACTGCAAAGAAGGTCAATGAGAATGGTACATTCTCTGGCTTAGAGATACAAGGTATCAGCGGTAGTGTAAAGAACAGTACCTTCCGTGTTGTAGCACCTCCACAAGCAGGTGGTGCTATGTACATCAAATGCGACACACTTGACGGCTTAGAACTCATGGCTGATGGTGCAGTAGCAATGGTCACTAAGACCAAGTTGTTCTAAACCTTACAGGGCAGACTAACCCTCTGCCCTGTTTCCCTTTCCCTCAACATGTTCATAGGAGATTATCATGAAATGGACTATTCGCAAGACATCTGACGGCTACATTGTCAAGTTCAACACAGACAACGATTCCTTGTTGTTCCGTACCCGAGCATTGGCTATGGCTTACATCAACAATCGTGTGCTTTCAAGCATGGGGTTGTGATGGAAGACTACCACTTACCCATCTGTACCAACTGTTACGCCGTGAGGGTAGAACCTCAACGGCGGTACATGCCAAGACCAACATGCTTGCGTTGTGGTGAGGCAGTAGCCAAGCAACGCAAGTTTACAGTAGCCTGTAACAACAAGCAGGGGTATGAGTTAATCACCAACCCCGACCATCTCAAACAACTTAACCCCAAAAGGACAACCTAACATGTTTATCAAACCAATCCGTAAAGTACCACGCATCGTAGTTTACATTGCTATCGGGGCACTACTTGGTGCTCTCGGTGGGTGGTTGTTCTCATGAAACGACTACTCACTAAACTACTTGAAGCGCTAATAGTGCTTCTGTTCTCAGCGTTCTTCGCCCTCATGCTTATCGAATGGATGGCAGGATGTGGCGAAACCTATATTGATGCAAATGGTGTGAGGCATCAATACGAATGTGTCTTTCTCACCCACAACTTTACATTGAAGGAGTATTTCAAATGAAGCGACTATTCGCTCTCCGTGATAGCCGTGGACAACTCGTCCGCAATGAGGACAACAAACAACCGATGTACTTTTCTGACAAGGATTCTGCTCGCAGATACCGCAGTAAGTTGACATCGGAAGTAAATGTTTATTTCGTAACCTATGGCGTTGACCATCGTAACTACAAAGGAAATCAAAATGCGAGCCACTCTGCTTAAAGACACAATCAAATCCCTATTCCCCATTCAGCGTACCATCTGTATCGAGGGTAGCCCCGGTGGTGGTAAGACAACCATCGTGCATCAAGTTGCTGAGGACTTGGGTGTACCCTGCATCGAACGACACATGCCAACCATGCTTGTCGAGGACTTCGGTATCCTGTTCCCTGATGGTGATGACCAACTGCACTACAAGTTGCCTGACTGGTTTCCTGTCAAGGGCAAAGCACCTGAGCAGGGTATCCTGCTGTTCGATGACCGCAACCAAGCCAACGCTGACTTGCAGAAAGTCCTAGCCAACATCTGCCAAGCACGAACCTTACATGGTGTACCAATGCCTGATGGGTGGCAGGTTATCTCCACAGGTAACCGCCAAGCAGACCGAGCAGGTGCTAACCGAGTACTTGGTCATCTGCGTAATCGTGAGACTGTCTACGAACTTGACACACACCTCGATGACTGGACTACATGGGCTATTGACAACGATGTAAAGCCTGAGTTGGTTTCGTTCATTCGTTTCCGCCCTGCCTTGCTACATGACTATGACCCTCAGCGTGACCAAAATGCTACGCCTCGTTCATGGGTTGAAGGTGTTAGCGATGTGCTCGGTACTGTCCCTGCTGATGCTGAGTTCGAGTCGTTCAAGGGTGCAGTTGGTGAAGGTGCGGCGGCAGAGTTCGTAGGTTTCCTGCGTATCTTCCGTAAGTTGCCTAACCCTGATGCAGTACTGATGAACCCGACTACTGCTGATGTACCTACTGACCCTGCTACCTTGTATGCCCTCTCTGGTGCTATCGCAGAGCGTGCTACTGAGAGTAACTTTGAGCGTGTTTGTACCTATGCAGAGCGTATGCCTGCTGACTTCTCAGTCCTTACTGTGTCGTATGCAAGCCGTAAGAAGCCTGAGTTAGCCAACACTCAAGCGTTCAACAAGTGGGTGGTCAAACACCAAGATGTATTGTTTTAATTAACCAAGAGGGGCAACTGCCCCTCGCTTTTAGAAGGAGTATCAACGATGAATCTATCTGACCGAGCATTACTGGTGCAGTTATCCATAAGCCAATGGACTGCCCGCAAATACGACAAGAAGGTAACCCAAGATGTTGCCAGTTCACATGGTGTAAGCACCTCAGCAGGGCGGTACAACAAGGTGCTACTGCCCATGAATGACTTACTTGACCGAGTGCACAAGAAGTCAACCCTCATTCGCACCAAGTTCTACGAGAACACATTGCCGTGGGGTATCGAGGGTACGATGATGTTGCCCTCTGCCAACTACCTCAAGTTCGTGACTGAGTTCCGCAAGGAGAAAGGCGAATGGCAGTACCTTGTCGATGACTTCGAGCGTCACTATCCGCAGTTGAAACTGGATGCGCAACGGCTACTCAACGGCATGTACAACGATGCTGACTACCCTTCAGAGGGTGAGATTGGTAGGAAGTTCAAGATGGACATGGCAATCTTCCCTGTACCTGCTACTGACTTCCGTGTGTCCATCGCTAGTGATGAACTGACTCGCATCCAACAAGATGTTGAGGCAAGAGTGAAGGATGCACAACAGCAGGCTATGCAGGAAGTGTGGACTAGACTTTACGACCGAGTAAAGAACATGGCAGAGAAACTTGCTGACCCCAAGGCTATCTTCCGTGACACATTGGTTGACAACCTGCGTGACCAATGCGACATGTTGACACGCCTCAACTTCACCGATGACCCCAACCTTGAAGCCCTACGCTCTGAGGTTGAAGCCAACTTGCTGAAGCACCCCGATGCTTTACGCAATGACCCTGACCTACGCCGTGACAAAGCGGCAGAGGCTAAGGCAATCATGGACAAGATGTCCGTATTCATGAACCACTAAGGAGATACCTATGACAAGCGTGATGATGACTGATGTGGTAGAGCACCTACCGCCTGCTGAAGAAAAGCGTATTGAACGACTGCTTGCCAAGGCTAGGACTGCCCTAGTCCTTGAGCATCCGTTCATTGGCAATGTCGCATTGAACTTACCTTACATTGTTGACTATGGTGTAAAGACTGCGGCAACCAACGGCAAGAACATCCGATACAACCCTCACTTTGTTGACAGTCTCAACGATGAGGAACGCAAGTTCTTGGTAGCACATGAGTGCTTGCACCCTATGCTCGAACATACCTACCGCCGTAATGGGCGCAACCACAAGCGGTGGAATCAAGCCGCTGACTATGTCATCAACAAGTTGTTGGATGATGAGAAGATTGGCAAGATGCCTCAGGGTGGACTGCTCGACAACAACATCCATCAAGCAGGTGGTGGTAGTACTGACGGCATCTACAACATCCTGCCTGAACCTGACGAGGATGGTAACAACGGACATGGTGACCCACTCGATGACTGCAACGATGGTGGTGATACCCCTGCCGAGCAAGCGCAACAGGAAGCAGAGTGGAAGGTGCGAGTAGCACAAGCGGCACAAGCCGCAAAGATGATGGGCAAGATGTCCGCAGGACTTGAGCGATTGGTAGGTGAAATCCTCAAGCCTAAGGTTGACTGGCGTGATGTGCTTCGTAAGTTCTTGGAGAAGTGCAAGAGTGACCAACGCACATGGTCTAAGTTCAATCGTAGATTCTTGGCTCAGGGTATCTACCTGCCAAGCGTAAGCGGTGAATCCCTCGGTGAGATAGCCTTTGCAGTTGACTGCTCAGGGTCAATCACTCAGGAAGTTATCAGCCAATTTGCCGCAGAGATTCTGTCTGCCAAAGAGGATGGTAACCCCACTAAAATCCATGTGGTGTACTTCGATAGTGAAGTGTCACACTACGAGTGCTACGGCAAAGATGACGACCTAGACATCAAGCCACACGGCGGTGGCGGTACTGCGTTCAGCCCTGTGTTCGAGTACTTCGCAGAGCATGACATCAACCCAGTAGCCTGTGTGTTCCTGACCGACTTGTGTTGCAACGACTTCGGTGAACAGCCTGACTACCCTGTGTTGTGGGTATCTACGGATGAGGGTACTGCCCCATTCGGGGAAGTGGTGCTGATGTGATTACATATGCCGAACTCATAGTGATGTTTGTGTTTGTAGGTATGGGTGTATACATCTCATACCTACGGCATCAACTACTGAAGTCTAATCGTGCAGGGGAAATGCTGACCATGATTCTGCACGATGTCGCAACAGGTCAGGTTGAAATCGAAAGGACTGAAGATGGTATCCGTATCCGAAAGGATGATAACCAAGTATCGCCACATCAATGTGGAACATGACGACTGGTGGGAGTACATCTACAACGAATACCGACTGAGTATGGAACAGGTGGGTATTGATGTAGACAAGATGTACTTCTCAGGCTTTTGTTCTCAGGGTGATGGTGCTTGCTTCGAGGGTAGGATAGGTGACCTTCGGCTATTCTTAGATAAACACTACAAGCCTACCGACTACCCAACAATACGCAAGTTGTTGGATAGTGGTGGCTCTGTCATCTTCAAGTGTACACATCGTGGTCATTACTACCATGAGAACTGCACATCGTTTGATGTTGACTGTGACTTGTTTACCTATGTGCTAGATAAACCTACCGACTTCCATGAACAAGTTGTGGAAGCCCTTGATAAAGAACTGGATTTTGAGATGGTTGATTTTGAGAAAGAAAGCGTAGAGATTTTTAAGAACTACATGCGTAACTTGTACCGCCAGTTGGAACAAGAGCATGACCATTTAACGAGTGATGAAGCGGTGGTAGAAACCATCATTGCTAATGACTTACAGGAGGTAGAAGATGACGAGTGATGAGAAGCAGTTGGTAGTTATGGCAATACACAATCTTGTGTTTGTCGTAGAGCAACTTGCACCTGATTCAGAGTACACAGAGATGTATGGAATCCCCGAGGTACAAGAGCAAGCAAAGAAAGCATTGAACATATTAACCAAAGAAGGAGAGTGACATGGCTACAGTTAGATTCAGCAAAGAGTTACAGGATGCGATTGTTAAAAACGCAGAGCGTATGTTTGACAAGCAAGTCAACGAGGCGCAAGGCAACATCAACGCTACATGGGGCGACCGCATTTACCAAATCATCCATGCCAAGTACATACCTGCAATGAACGCATTGCCTATGTGTTTCTTCAGTACCACTGGGAGTATGAAGGTATCGAAAATCAACGGCAAAGAAGTTGGTGGATTGGTGTGCAAGTTAACTGCCGAGCGACCAGTACCACATAGCCTACCCAAAGATGTACCTGCTAAGGGCAAGGACTACTACGGCTACGAATTGGTAGGTCATGAGTGGGAGGAAATAGAGCAGGAAATACAGGCATACAGAGCCAACATCGCATCGGTGGTAGATAAGAAGAAAGCCTTTGTTGCATCGGTTAAGAAAGTAATTGAGGCACATGCAACCCTAGCCCCTGCCCTCAAGATGTGGCAACCATTGTGGGACTTGATACCTGAGGAGTACAAGGATAGACACCGCCAAGTTGTTGAGCGTGAGAAGAAAGAAGTCAAGGTAGATGTAGACCTGACTGCCCTCACCGCACAAGTTGCCTTCCACAAAATGACTCGATAAGGAATTGATATGCGTACAGATAAGATGTCTTACAGCGATGTTGCTGAATGGTTTACCCGATGCCGTAACCCTGACAAGGGTAGACCAGTCATGTCATGGGCAAGGATATTTAAGGTTGGTGATACATACGAACTGCGACATGGCAGTACTAAGGTAGGTGTGTTCTCACCTGACAACAAGTTTACCTTTACCTTGAGCACACAGGAGGCAAGAAATTCTAGTGTGACCCTGAGCCAAGCACTACAACGGACTATCCCATTCTCATGGCACAGACAAGGCATGGGTAAGTATCGTGTCAAGCCTACACCACAGTACGAGGAGTACAAACAACAAAATCCTGATGATTATGCGTGGCATTACTTCAGCAAGGTGGAAGGCTATGAAGTGTTCGATGGTTTGCAGTTTGATTTGAATACTTATGAACCTACAAATGCACGACCAAAGTTGAGCGATACCATTGACCCAGTAAAGCGTAAAGAATGGCTAAGTGCATTGCGTAAATTCAAGCAAGCAGTAAAGGTACGAGGACGACTCGGTGTACTTGAATCACTCATCCAAGAAGTAGCACAAGAGCGTAGCAAACATCGTTCTCGATATGATTGGGAAATGCCCGACTGGAATACTGACATGTGGCAGGATATGCTATACACTTCAATCAGAGATTCAGAATGTCCAACTGAGTTACTGAGAGGTATAGTCAAGTCCGTACACACAGGCTACTACCAGTCTAGTATCTCCGTTGCAGATGTACTGAAAGAGTGCGACAAGATATGCACGAACTACAGCGTTGACATTCGCCGTAGGTTCGGCGTATTCAACGGAGAGAATAATGAAGTGCCCGACATGCGACACAAGGATGATGTGCCTAGACACGAGATGGAACAAGACCGAGATACAAACGAGGCGAAGATGGAAGTGTAAGTGCGGTGCAAGGGGTACTACTCTCGAACGATGGGAGAGTACCCCTGTTGTACCAAAGCCTATACCAAAACCTGATTACAAAAAGATAGATGTTGAGAAGTCTACAGATAAGTTGATGGATGCGTTCTATGGCAGGAAAGAAAAGCCAAAGAAGCAGAAACAAGTTGAGGTAAAACATAAACCAAGCAAGTCTATGTTCGAGGACACCGAAGATAGTAGACACTACGATGACTACTCGGACTTAGGTATTGACATTCCTAAAGGAGATGACTGGTGATTGATACTAAGAAGCGTGATGGTTGCTACTACAACTTCATCGGGCGTACTGCCTTTGAAGATGATGCAGGTTGGAGTAAGGATGTATGGGATGTCGCATGGGCAGAACAACAGAAGGACATTGACCTTTTACATGCACGGGTCAAGTTGTTGGAAGAAGAATGTGCATGGCTTAACTCAGTAGGAAAAGACAAATGAAGAAAACTAAATCAATGAAGGTGGCAGAGTACTTCTTGGCAAACCCGAGTGCCGTACCCAAAGTTGTTGGTGCAAAGTTCAAGATGCACATGCCTCAGGTGTACGGCATCCGTAAGCGTGTGCTTAGTGGGTCTATGTTGGGGCGTATCAACGACCAAATTACTGATGCCGTAACGCAGAGCAAACCATTCGTGCCAAGCAACAAGGCAGATGATTTGCAAGTGGGCGGTGACCACTACAAGAACATGGGAGTACAACCTTGGAAGGCTATGGAATCATGGATGACACCCGAAGAATTCCGTGGTTTCTTGAAGGGCAACTCAATCAAATATCTTGCACGATGCAATAGCAAAGGCGGTGTTGAGGATGTGAAGAAAGCAAGGCATTACATCGACAAACTTGTTGAGGTGATGAATGATTATGACAATCCTTGAAGCCTTATGGTACGGACTTAAATTCGCAATCTTTATTATTGGTACGACAGCCGTAGTAGTAGCAGCCATTGTGTTGCTAGTGATATGGCTTGAGCGCCGTGAAAGGAATCGCCGTGGAGACAGATGAACTGCGAGAGCGGTGGCGTGAGACTGCCCAACATGGAGGGGGGTATTGCCCTGTCTGTGATAGGTGGGGTAGCGTATACCGCATCAATCTAAACGAGACGATGGCGAAGTCACTGATATGGCTAACGAGAACACCACATGCAGATGCTAGTGGGTGGGTAGAAGTACCAACCAAAGCACCGACATTTGTTCTTAGGTCAAACCAGTTGCCGACCCTTAAACATTGGGGACTTGTTGAGCGTATGCCCAACAACGACCCGAGCAAGAAGTTCTCAGGTATATGGAGAGCCACAGACAAAGGCAGAGACTTTGTGAACGGCACTATCCGCGTACCCAAGAAGGTCTACATCTACAACGATGTTGTGGAAGCATGGTCTCCCGAGTCAGCCAACATTGGTGAATGTTTCGGTGAGTTCTTTGATTACCAAGATGCAATGAGGTCAACATGGATATAGTAACCATCGACTTTGAAACTTACTACGACCAAATATTTTCTCTGTCAAAGATGACGACAGAAGCGTATGTGCGTAGCGATAAGTTCGAGGTCATAGGCGTGGGGGTTAAGGTCAACGATTACCCGACTGATTGGTACAGTGGTAATGATGTTGGCAAGTTCCTCAACAGTCTTGACTACAAAGACAAAGCAATCCTTTGTCACAACACCGCCTTTGATGGGGCGATATTGTCATGGCACTTTGGGGTCAAGCCTAAGTTGTGGCTTGATACTATGAGCATGGCTAAACCTTTCCACAACATCACTGTGGGGGGTTCACTCAAGGCACTCGCTACTTACTATGAACTGGGGGCTAAGGGTGACGAAGTTATCCAAGCACTCGGCAAGCACCGCATGGACTTCACGCAAGAAGAACTTGCTCGGTATGGTGAGTACTGTAAGAACGATGTGGAAATTACTTACGCATTGTTCAACAAGTTGAAGCGTGGCTTTCCTGTCAGTGAACTGCTGGTGATTGACCAAACCTTACGCATGTACACCGAACCAACCATCGAGTTGGATGTGGATGTGTTACAGAAACATCTTGAGGAAGTCATTGAACGCAAGCGGTTGTTGATTGATGACCTTGGCTTGACTGGTATTAGTAAGGACTCGATTACAAAGACATTGATGAGTAATCAAATCTTTGCAAAGTATCTTGAGAACTTGGGTGTCGAACCGCCAACAAAAGTGTCCGCACGCACAGGCAAGGAAGCCTACGCATTTTCAAAGACAGACAAGGCTTTCACAGATTTGTTGGAGCATCCTGACCCAAGGGTTCAGAACGCAGTCTCGGCTCGGCTCGGGGTCAAGTCCACTCTAGAGGAGACCCGAACCCAGTCTCTAATAGAGGTGGCGGGGCGGGGTCGCCTCCCAATCATGCTCAACTATTATGGTGCGCACACAGGTAGGTTCTCGGGTGGTGACAAGATGAACTTGCAAAACTTACCTGCTCGTGGGAACAACAGTATCCGCCGTGCATTGAAAGCACCCAACGGACAAGTTCTTATTGCGTGTGACTCATCACAGATTGAGGCCCGCATGGTTGCATGGTTGGCAGAGCAACATGATTTAGTCGGTGCGTTTGCCGAAGGTCGTGATGTCTATTCCGAGTTTGCCAGTGAGGTATACGGACGCACCATAACAAAGTCTGACAAGGTTGAACGATTCGTTGGCAAGACTTGTATCTTGGGACTTGGCTATGGCATGGGGGCTGAGAAGTTCAGACGCACACTAGAGATAGGTCAGGGTGGTATCTCTGTCAAGATTGAACTGCATGAGGCTGACCGCATTGTGCGTTTGTACAGGCAGAAGAACCACAAGATTGTCCAGTTGTGGAACAAGTGTGGTAACGCACTGGGTGGTATCCATGCACGACAACGTGGTCTCATAAGTAAGATGGTGACCTACGATGAGGAAGGCATACGCCTACCCAATGGTTTCTACATCCGCTACCCAGCACTGCGTTCATCGCCAAACGGCTATGAATATATTTCAGATGCCCGAACATACCGCAAGGCTGTGAAGGACAGACTGCTCACAGGACAGACCGATGAGATTGACTGGACAAAAATCTATGGTGGGAAAGCCACGGAGAATTTAATCCAAGCCCTCGCTCGTATAGTTGTTGCAGAACAAATGGCGAAGATTGGGCAGCACTACCATGTAGTGTTTCAAGTCCACGATGAAATCATCATCGTTGCCCCGGCAGCCGAGGCAACACACGCAGAGAAACTTATTGTGGAAACAATGTCTACCCCTCCCGTCTGGGCACAGGACTTACCAGTCTCATGTGAATCGGGTATGGCAGAAAACTATGGAGATACATAATGAATCAGGTGACAAACTTAACCCAAGTCGTTGAGGAAAAGCGCAAGGCAGAAGTCCTCGACATCATGCAGAAGGCTATTGATAAGGTCGAAGAAGATGGTGCATCCAATGTGCTCATCCTACTCAAGACCGATGGTGTGTACTCAAGATTCTCGACAAGCATTGACGATGTGATGGAGGTCATTGCCCAGTTGGAAGTACTGAAATACGACATCTTGCACAGGATGAATCAGTGATGTATACTGGACTTTCCAATTAAACAGAGAACCCCAAGGACACCCCGAGGGGCTACAACCTATGCGCCTTTCCCATTCATACTCGTCAATTAAGTTGTACGAGAACTGTCCGTTGCGGTACTTCCGTCAACGAGTTGTAAAAGATGTTGTGGATGAAGGCGGTGAAGCAAGTAAGTATGGTGAAAGAATCCATGAATACCTTGAGCATCGCCTGAAGCAAGACTCCCTACTCCCACAGGAGGTCGCCCATTACGAGCCATTGTGCGCATCGGTGGAGCGCATCTCCCGTGGCGGTGAGTTACACATCGAGAAAGAACTTGTGCTGAGTGATAACCTGACACCTACTGGGTGGTGGGATGCTGACGCATGGCTGAGAAGTAAACTTGACATCCTTGTAATAAATGGTAACATGGCTAATGTCATGGACTGGAAAACAGGTAAGCGAAAGGCTGACCAGTTTCAGATGCAACTGTTCGCTGCGCAGGTGTTCAAGCACTTCCCTGAGATAGATGTTGTCAAGACTTCACTGGTGTGGCTCAAGACATTTGAGATTGATACAGAGACATATCAGAGGTCAGAGGTCAACCCGATATGGGCTGACATCATGAAGCGAATCCAACGCATCCACAGTTCATTGGAGCATGACAACTGGCCTGCCAAGCCTAGCGGTTTGTGTAGGTACTGCCCTGCCCGACACGACTGTGACTATGCTAGGGTTTAACCTTACTTGACATTCGTGTAAAGGGATATATAATGAGTGCATTGACACCCGAAAGCAAGGTAAAGCGTAAAGTTGTTGAGGTCTTGAAGCGACATGGTGTATGGTACTTCTTCCCTGCCAACAATGGGTTTGGCAAGGCGGGAATCCCCGACATCATTGTGATTGTGAAGGGTCAGTTTGTTGGTATAGAAGTGAAAGCCGATAGGACAAAGAAGCCTACGGCATTGCAAGTGAAGTGTGGTGAGGAAATCCAACGAGCAAAAGGTTGGTGGTTCTTGGTATGTGATGCCGAGTCCATCCGCTCATTGGAACAAGCGATAGAAGAAAAACTTTACAGGTGACGACATGTTGGTAGTTGAGAAGGCAAGGACACTTGCCCTTAAATTGAACAATCCCAATCGGGTACTTGACAGTATCCCGACTGCTAAGACTGTGGAAGTGCGGGGCATCCCCCTCGTACTGACTCCGCATAGTCTTGACGAAGTGCGTGTGCTACGCAATCTTGGTATCAATGCGCCTTCACCCATCCTCCATTACTACGACTGGTGTGGACAGTACACACCATACGAGCATCAGAAACAGACGGCAGCGTTCTTGACACTGCACCCCAAAGGTCTTGTGCTGAACGAGATTGGTACAGGCAAAACACAATCATCTTTGTGGGCGGCTGACTACCTCATCAACACCAAGCAGGTGAAGAAGGTTTTGATTCTGTCACCACTGTCTACACTGGAGCGGGTGTGGGGTGACGCTATCTTTACAGGCTTCCCTCATCGTAGGTTTGTGGTTCTGCATGGCACTGCTGAGCGTAGAAAGAAGTTGCTCAAGACTGAGGCAGACTTCTACATCATCAACCATGACGGCTTCCCCATCATCTCGGAACTTGCACATGGGATGTTTGACCTTGTGATTGTTGACGAGGCGGCAGTGCTACGCAACCCATCAACGCAACGCTTCAAGGTATTCCGGAAGTGGATGGACAACAATACATCAACACGTTTGTGGTTGATGACCGGAACACCGACGCCTAACGACCCGACAGACGCATGGGCATTGGCTAAGTTAGTTAACAGTCCGTTCTGCACCAAGACCTTTACCTCGTTTCGTGAGCAGGTCATGATGAAGATTGCGCAGTGGAAGTTTGTGCCGAGACCCGAGGCAGTGGACATCGTAAAACATATCCTCCAACCTGCGGTTCGCTACACACGAGACGAGTGTTTCGACTTGCCTGAGACAGTGATTCAAACCCGACAGGTCGAGTTGACTGCTGAACAGAAGAAGCATTACACACAGATGCTGAGACATTTTGTTACTGAGATGTCCACGGAAGGAACAATTACTGCGGTTAACGAAGCGGTGAAGATTCAGAAGTTGGTTCAGATTGCGTGTGGCGTAGCCTATGGTGACGATGGACGCAACATTGAACTCGACTGTACACCACGAATCAACTTAGTGAAGGAGGTGATTGAAGAAGCAGGAGAGAAAGTAATTGTATTTGTACCACTGACCGGAACTCTGCACATGTTGGAGAAAGAGTTGTCGAAGCACTGGACTGTTGGTGTTGTGAATGGTGAGGTATCGTCAACCAAACGCAATCAGATATTCCAAGATTTCCAAGAAGCCAAAGACCCACATGTGTTGATTGCTCACCCCGCAACGATGGCGCACGGACTTACATTGACTGTCGCGTCAACGATTATCTGGTATGGGCCAGTGACAAGCAACGAACAATATGTTCAGGCGAACGGTCGCATTGAGCGTATCGGCAAGAGGCATACATCGAACGTCATCCACATCGAGGCGACAGACCTTGAGTACAAGATGTACGAACGATTGAAGAACAAGCAGAAACTGCAAGGCTTGCTTCTTGATTTGATTCAACAACAAACAAATAGGTGACACTATGACTGTAAATGTAGATGACGTGGTCGCAACATATATGAAGTTGCGCTCACAGAAAGAGTCCATTGAGGCTGAGGTGAAAGACCGTGTGTCTACCATCAAAGCCAAGATGGAGAAGTTAGAGGCTTGGATTAAGGAACAAGCAGACGCTCAAGGCGTTACAAGTTTTAAGACCAAGCATGGCACTGCTTTCCTCACAACAACTGACTACGCTAATGTAGCGGACTGGGATGCCGTACTGGATTTCATTCGCACACAAGAAGCGTTCGACATGTTGGAGAAACGCATTAGCAAGATTGCCGTCCGTGGATATATTGAGGCAAACAAAGCCGTACCTCCCGGGGTCAACTACGGCACGAAACTAGAAGTAAATATCCGCAAACCCGTCTCTCGTGTAGACGATTAACCCAACGCTCAACAAAGGAGAATTTCTATGAGCAACATCGTATCTCTTGCCAACGTGCAAGTCCCTGCCCACCTCGCTCAACGTGTTGGTGTTCCTTCAGTTTTGTCTCAGTCCTTGTCGGGCGGTATCAGTGGTGGCGGTGAAGCCGTACCTCGTATCTCCATCAAGGGTAGCCGCTTCCGTATCGTTGAAGGTACAAGCGAGACCGTACTCGATACAACTTCTTTGGATGTTGTTGTCGTTGGTGCGAACCCCCGTTTGTCGAAAACTTGGTACGCAAAAGCATGGACACCTGAGAGTGAACCATCATCCCCTGACTGCTTCTCGTTGGACGGCATTAGCCCCGACACTGCAAGCACTGACCCACAGAATGACTTGTGTGCATCGTGCCCACAGAACGCATGGGGTAGCAAGGTTACTCCACAGGGTAAACAAATCAAAGCATGTTCTGACCAAAAGCGTTTGGCAGTCGTGTCTGCTGACGACCCAACTGGGCCTGTATACTTGTTGCAGGTTACTCCTGCGGCACTGGCAGGACTCGGACAGTATCAGAAAGAGTTGTCGCATCGTGGCATCCCTGCTGAGATTGTTCGCACTCGTGTTGGTTTCGACACCGATGCGTCATTCCCCAAACTCAAGTTCTCGTTCGGTGGTTTCCTAGACGAAGAAACACAATCCTCAGTTGATGGATTGTTTGGTTCTGAAGCAGTCAAGGACATCACTGGTGAAGCCCGTCAAGGTGGTGTACCAGCAGTCCCTAAGATTGCTGCACCACAACAAGTTGCACCGAAGCCTGCGCCAGTTGCGGCGGCTCCTCAACCCGCTCCTACCCCCGTGGCGGAACCCCAACCCGAAGCACCTAAGCGTGGTTTCGGTGCAGCCAAAAAGGCAGTGACCCCTGCCCCTGCTCCACAGGCTAAGGCTCAGCCTGCCCCTGCTGCAACTGCCCCATCTGCCGCATCACTGGCTGATGAGATTGCCGCACTTGTTGGTGAGGTGAACGCAGATGACGCCTAACCAAACGCCTATTGACTTCACAAAGGTCGAGGCGTTGCGGAAGCACATGTTGTTGACAACCAATGACATGGCTTCCGTGTTCGGTGTTTCTCGCATGACATACTATGGATGGGTTCGGGGTAAGCCCCTACGCAAATCGAGTGACGAAGCAGTAAGGACTGTGCTAAAACAGTTACTTTCGCTTATGGTTGACGACAAGTGGCCTACTCCTGATGTCATAGCAATGGAGCAGAAGCAGAGAAAAGAACGTCTTGACGAATGTATGAAGCGTTTTAATTGAGGTACTGGGGGGCTAACCACCCCCCAACAAACGGGGATGATATGGACACGCTGAGTTTTTTACGGCGGGTTCTACCAACTGAAGGGCTATATTGTGTAGCCTCGTTTGAAGATGGACACCCTGCCCCACGGCACGGATTCTTCAGCACAGTGGAAGAACTCGCAAAGGTATCACTAGCCTTAAATAGCAGAGGACAGAACACATACTACGCAATCTCAACCTTCCAAACCAAAGAGGGTAGACGCAAGCAGGACAATGTACAACTGACCAAGGTCTTGGCGATTGATGTTGACTGCGGCATAGGGAAGAACGGCAAGCCGAAACCATTCCCCAATGCAAGCGAAGGTGCTCGAGCACTGGTTAAGTTTGTGCAGGATGTTGGATTACCGATGCCCATGATTGTGTCATCGGGCAATGGTCTACATACATATTGGGTGATGACTGAAGCCGTATCACCGGCCCAGTGGAAGCCACTTGCAGACGCATTGAAGTCCGCTTGTGTCAGTCATGGGTTCACTCCTGATATTGGTGTGACAGGTGACAACGCTCGTATCCTGAGGGCACTCGGGTGTACGAACCCAAAGGGCGGCAAGGTAGCCACGATGCTACGAGATGCACCTGACATAGAGTACGACACGCTTTGGCAGATTCTGTCACCGTTTGCTACAGGCTCATCATATGAGCCACCCGTTGAACAGACACGTACCAGTACGTTGTTGGATGCTATGGCGGTTAAGCACGAGTACGCACCTGCTAATGCGGACAAGATTGCGGAAAAGTGCCAACAGATTCGTTGGGGTACTGAGAACCAAGAAGATGTTTCAGAACCCTTTTGGTGGAAGTTGATGGGCGTAGCCGCCTACTGCAAAGACCCTATCGAAACGGCTATCAAGTGGAGCGAGAAGTACAGTAAGTTCAACCAACAAGAAGTTGTATCCAAGGTTGAGAACTGGAAGGACGGCGCTACTGGTGCAACATGGTGCGAGAAGTTTTCCCTTGAGCGGCCTGACGGCTGTAAGGGTTGTAAGTTTAAGGACAAGATTAAAAGCCCGATTGCTTTAGGCACACAGTTTGCCGAGGTCAAATCAATGGCGGCATTGGCTGACCCGATTGCGGCAGAAGTTCCATTGCCTCGTGGATTCAAGCGAACCACTGATGGCATGAAGTATGTGATTGACGACACAGATGTTGATGTGTGTAAGTTCGACATCTACCCGGTGGGCTACGGCAAAGACGAGGGTCTTGGTTACGAGGTTGTTCGCTACATGTGGAATAGACCGCATGTTGGGTGGACAGAACTTGTACTGCGTCAAGCCTATCTGACTGATGGAAGTCGGGAGTTTTCCACTGCGATTGCTGACCAAGGCATCGTGCTTTTTAACAAGAACCAAACGAACTTTTTCCAAATGCTACTACGCTCATACATGGAGGAATTGAAGCAGAAACGAGGATTGACTAACCTGTATTCGTCGATGGGTTGGAAGGACGACTACACACAATTTGTTCTTGGTAACACCCTGCTTCGCCGTGACTCCAACGGCTCTGTCTTTGAAGAATCTGTGAACCTTGCGTCATCCATCAACAAGGTGGGTGAGGACATGTACGCTTGCAAGGGCAACCTGCAAGAGTGGGTTAACTTCACCAGTATCTTGCAGAAGGGTGACCTCAAACTGCACAAGTTCCTGATTGGGTTTGCCTTTGCTACACCACTGCTCAAGGTCAGCGGACTTAAAGGGTTAACCCTATCTCTCTATGGTAAGACAGGGGGCGGGAAAACCCTAGGTCAGTTGATGATGCAGTCCGTGTGGGGTAACCCTGACTTGCTCCACTTCGGTGGCAAGTTCACACAGAACGGATTGTTCAGCCGCTTGGCTATGCACGGCAACTTACCCATGACTGTGGACGAAATCACCATGCTCGACAAAGAAGAAGCGGGTGACATGCTCTACTGGATTTCACAGGGCAAGGACAAGGCTCGTCTGAACCGCAATGCTGAGGAGAAAGCAGTCAAGGAATGGCAGACCACAATGACTGTGTCTACCAACGAATCATTCAGCAGTATGTTGTACGCAGGTGGTCATGCTACGGACGCGCAGTTGGCTCGACTGATTGAGTTCAATGTCCAACCCAATCCATTGTTCGGTGACACCAGTAATGTGGGTCGTAAGATTCATGCGTTCTTGATGAACAACTATGGTGTGGCAGGGCGTGAGTTCATGAAGCACATCATGGGTCTAGGCGTTGATGTCATACGCAATATGTTGGAGCACAGTATCAGTGAGTTCCCCAAGAAGTATGGTGTGCAGTTCACTGGTGATGAACGCTTTTGGGAACTGGGTGTCATCCTGTCAGACCTCGGCAATCAACTCGCCAAAGAATATGGACTCATCCAGTATGAGTATCAAGACGCAACTGTTTGGGCACTGCAAGAACTAGGTGCAATGAAAACCACTGTGGCTTCTAACAAAGCAACATCCTTCATGGTGTTGGGTGAGTTTGTCAAAGCCCACATGGATTCCACTGTGACTGTCATGCACACCCCCGGACAGAAGCCGATGAGGGATAACAACCGACCATATGTTAATGATGTGATTGTCCGTTACGACCTGCATCGCAAGACCTATGACGGCATCTTTGAAAGCGGTACTGTCCTGATTGAACGCACGAAGTTGCGCCGTTGGCTATCCCAAAGAGGGCACGACTACAAGGCGTTCTTGCGTGAGTTCGAGCAGGAAGGAATCGTGGTGACGCCTAAGTCTGAGAAGGCGTACTTGGGTAAAGATATTGGTCTGAAGATTCCGCAGTGCTATGTCATTGGCATCAACCTCAACCACCCCGAATTACAAGGGGTCTTGGATGATGCGCAACAACCTATCGCTAACTTGGTACTGGGTCAGATGCAAGCCGTTTAGTCGGGGATGCCCGCAAGGGTTTCCTCGTCTACTCCATAGAGGCGAAGCATATCTTTTGCCTCCATGCGACCACCTTTAGCCGATGACTTCAAGGCACGGATAGCCAGTGGTTTGCTTGCTTCTCGGTAGGCTTGGGTCAAGCCACGGTCAAAGTTACGCATCTCAAGGCGTGTGCCTTTCGTATCCTCGTTCCAGTCAGCCACAAACTTCCTGACCTGAGCCAAGCGTTCAGTGTCGTTCTCAAGTCGTGCCGCCACACCTTCACGGGTGAGTTCGGTTTTAATCATGGACATGTACGCTTGTTCCTGCTTGTCTGCTGACATCCAGTCCATCTGCATCTGTGCACGACTTGGGTAGAAGCCCATTGCTTTACCGAACAACTCCCATGTGGACACATTCTTAGCAACCACATAGCCTTTGTTGTCAAGGATTGCGCCAGTGTCAGCGTACTTCCACGCATCACCCACATTCTTAATTGCTCGGATAGGGCTATCCCTCAACAACTCCATAGGTGACTGGCGACCAGTCACAACTGCTGGCAATGTGCTTCCACCCCAGTTAAGCACACCCACGATGAAGGATGTAGGAGCACCCGCCAAGTTCTCAACTTCACGCAGGATTTCATCCTTAGTCGCTGAGGGTTTGAGGATGCCAGTTCCGGGGATTATGTCGCCAAGACCTAAGCGGTTGGAGAATGACCAACCAGTCATGCGGTCGAACAAACCACGCATCAAGATTGGGTTAATCTCAGAGGCAAGTTCCGCACCAAATACATCAGCGGTGAGACGGGCAAACTCTTTTTCGACTGAGCCAATCTTCAAACCAAGGCGCTGGCAGATACCATCAAGAATGTCCAACAAGTCGTCAGCACCCGGTAGTCCACGCACGCCGGATAGGAGTAGCAACGAACCTATCATGATGATTCTGCCTTCGTAGTTCATGTTCCTCAGCAGTTGAATCATCATGATTGGATACTGCTTGTACATGTAGATGAAGGCTTGCACCCCGCCACGGAAGAACGCAGGGCGGTTGTACTGTGCGTAGTCACCTTGGGTTGCGTCCAACGCTTTGGTGGATACCTCACGCGCTTTCACATCCGCAATGGATGGGTCGCCGTGCGTCGCCATTTGTCGCTCATACTCACCACGATATGCTGCTAGGAGTGTGACACGGCGGTTGACCTGTTCCGAGTAGGAGAAGGGGAACATCCATGTCTGAACAAGTTTCTGGAAGGTTGGGTTGCCTGTAATCTTGCGACCCTTACTGGTTCCTGTCATGGCGTTAAACGAGGCAGCGTCCAAGCGTTGCTGTTCGGTCATGTCCTTCAGGAAACGCAACTCACTACCAGTCAATCCATCTTTGGTGTACTTCGCACCATTCTTTTCGTCAACCTCAAACTCTTGGAGTCGGGCTTCAAGCCATGCAAGGTCAGCATACTTGGGGTTAGCCGTGCTCATCAAGAACTGAGTGAGCAACTTGCCTGCCTTACCTGCGCCCAAGCCGACACCGAAACCAGTCTTAGGATTAAACGATGAGAGGTACGCCCATGAGTTTGTCGGCAGCGAAAGTACTTGCGTGATACCAGTAGCAATCGAGCCACCCAGTTGAGCCAATGCAGCCCATGTACGGGTCGCCACACTCCAATCGTTGTTAGACCAGACATCATCGGCATGGATGATGTCGCCAGTCGAATCCATCCACGCAAGCATGGACTTAGCACGCTCGTTGTAGTACAGACCTCGCTCGATACGGCGACCATCTTTGGTGTACTCAACCACATTGTCTTGGAAGAACTTCTCTTGGAAGTATTCACGAGCCGCTACTTCTTTAGCCTCCCCCGTGGCGGACTCCCACTTGGCTTTCAATGTAGCAAGACGCTCAGGGTTGTCACTCCAGTTGTCAGTGTCGTCAAGCACCTCGTCAAAACGATGGCGGTATTCTTTGTTGGCTGCAACATATGCCTGCTGCTCCAAGAACGCAGACGCACTACGGACAATATCTTTATCCCAGCCGGGGACACCTGCACGTTGCAAGTTTGAGCGGGCACGAGAGTTCTGACCGGACACTTTCTGCACAAGAACTTGGCGAACCTCAGGCGACAACTGGATACCCAATCGGCTGAGCGAGTACATCACCTCATCGTAGTGCAACACATCTACAAGGTCAGGGGTCTGACGAGTCACCGATGCAATGGCTTCAAGGCGAACCTTTTGTAGATTGCCCTTCTCGTCTCGCATGTCGTACTCACCATTGAGCATGGCGTTCAGTTCTTCTTGGTACTGCTCAGCGTCTTTCTGAGTACCAGTCTTGTAGAAAGCCAGTGAATCTTGCTGACCATCAGCCAGTTTGATTGGATACTTGTTGCCTTCTTTATCGGTTGTGTATGCCTGCACACGGACTTGCCACTCACCTTCACGGGTAAGCGGTACATAAGCACCTGCGATTGAACGCTTGGCGTACAACTGGTCGTCAGTAATAGAAGCCGCAAACATCGAGCGTTCTTCTAAACGGCGAATCAAAGTCCAGATTGAACTGTCGTTCGGGTTATCTTTGTTGGGGTCAATCTGCGTCTGCAACTTAGCCCGCATACCCTTCACAATAGATTCCACCTGAGTAGGGGTATACCCCACCATCATGGACTTGAGGTCGTTCAGAGCCAAGTCAGTGTAGAACGAGCGGGCAAACTTTTTATGCAGCCACTCGATAGCATCTTTCTCAGAGGTTGCTAACAACTTGAGGCGGTTACCCTGATACTCTGCACCCTTCATGCGCATCTCATCAAACATGCCAGTGGCATCCTCAATAAATTTACGCTCAACATCCGTAAGTGGTGTAGACTTCTTAAATGCGCTCCGAGTGCCTGCGGAGATGGCCCTCTTTTGCTCGTAAACTGCGCCAATGTACTTGCTTCGCAGAACATCAATGTGGCTCATCGCCATTGTTTCAGCGAACTCGTTGTACATCTTCCACTCAACGCTATCTTCCGTGAGGTCTTTGAACCACTCAGGGGTAGGCGTCATGTTGGGGACTTCGTACATAGCCTCAGCCATACGCTTGGTGTATAGGCGTTTGGTCTGCTCAATGTCTTGACTGTATTTTTTCTCGGCTTTCTTGCGCTCAAGGGCAAGTTCAGCCTTCATATCTTCTTCGGTCTCGGCTGCAATCTTCTTGTCGATGCGGGCAAACGCCTTATCACGGGCTGCTTCCAGTTTGGTGATAGCAAGGTCACGCTGCCCTGCAAGTTCTTGGCGATGCTCCTCAGTCATGGGTACTTCTTTTGTACCCTGCTGGACTTCAAAGCCCTTCTTGAAATCAGCCACGGACAAACGACCTGCATCAACCAATGCACGGAACGCATCAATGTTCACATCCAAGATGCCTGAGTCTGGGTCATAGAACACAGGGTTATCCATCTTGTCCAACTCAGCATCGGTGACAGAGTTCATCTTCAAGAGCGACGCGTAGGCAAGCAACTCACCCGCACGAACTTGTTGCTCGATGTCTGCACCTTCACCGAGGCCCAGAAACTTGGCTTTGTGCGCAGTGGCTGTGCCGTCTGCATACTTCTGCTTGTACTGGTTTTGCTTTGCGCCCTTGAGTTGGAGCAACTCAAATATCTTGGAAAAGCCTTTGCTCTTGCGGGCTAGGTTATCCATAGTCTGCACACCATCGAGGATGGACTGTGCCACGTTCTGCGTGTTTGCCCATAGACCCTTGGCTTGCTTACGGGCTTCAGCCGTGCGCTCTTTGGCTTCAATCAAATCGCTTACGGCACGGGACAACTGACCGTGCATTGCAGCATTGCGATTGAGGTTACCCATTGCAAGGGTCATAGAACCTTGAGGAGCCATTGCCGCAAAGCGCAGCACTTCCCGATTCGACTGGTCATTCAACAATGACTGGTCAATCTCTTTGAACAGACCGGATAGGTTGAATTCACTACGACCAGTGCCTTGACGCACGTACTTGCGTGATAGACCAATGAGGTAGCGAGCCGCATCGTCATTGAACTTGAGACCAATCTTGTTCAACTGGTCTTTCACCCAACTCCAGAAACGCAGAAGCGTATTGGTATCCACGGCAGCAGCACGGTCAGCCAATACTTCTTCGACTGCCTCAAGGAACGAGACACCTCGTCCTGCTGAGTACACCTCTGCTGCGTACTTGAGTTGTGGGTCTGAATCAGCAACAAGTTTCAGGATGGCGTTCAGTGCACGGTCATTGAACAAACCACGGAAGCCAACGTGCCCAAGTGTTTCGTGGGCGATGATGAAGCGGGCTTGTTGTTCGGACTCGATGAAGTCTGCAAACAGAACGACATTGTTACCCCATGCCATACCGGCAGCATTAACGTGTTCGATGTCGCCTTCTTTGCGTGCCTTGGCAGCAGCGGCGAACAGCGAGGGGTTAGCCTTTTGCATGTCAGCCAAGTTGGCAAACACATTGACAGTAGGCTTACGAGCAAACTTAGACACCACACGAGCAGCAAACAAGCGCAGTGGGCCAACCTTCATTGGTTCAGTAGGACGCCCGTCAACACGATAGAACTCTAAGTCGCCACGGTCACTGCGTGCGTTGTCATACAGCGGGTCATACTGGAGGTCATCCAGTGTGGTCTGTGTTTCTTCTGCCTCAAGGTCACGCATTGCTTGTCTAGCATCCTTGTGCTTCTCGGCAAATTCTTCCTTAGACATCTTGCCTTCTTCTTTGGTCGCCAATACAAAGTTACTTGTACCGGGAACCTGCACGATGATAGGCTCACCATCAGCGGTGAAGAAGTCTTTGATGCGCCCACGACCGCTTACATTAAAGTTGTCGTCATCTACATCCACATAGAGGATGAGCGCAGCACGGCGTAGTTGGGCTTTGTTCAGGTAGCCATTGCGGTTATTGATGAGTTCAGCCATGCGAATCTCACCAAGGTTTTCTGTCTGGGTATTAACAGGCTTATCAACCACGGCTTCTTGTTTAACCTTAGCCCCCGGCTGGCGAACCAACGCCTGAATGTTGGCATCGTTCAACAACCCGTGGTCAGCCAACAAGGAGTACAAGCGAGTCTTAGGCCCGATGCTCTCCTCGTTGAGTGCCACTTCCCTTAGTGCGGCTATGAAGTCCCGCTGGGGAATACCTCCATCCTGCAAGAACCTTTCGGATGCAGTGCGGAGATATGCTTTGACGTTTGAAGTCAGTGCGTAAGCACTCACGATTTCAAACAGAGCCTCTACATATGCAGCAGGACTCTTAGTTGTTTCGATGGTCTCGATAGCCATATCGAGTTCTTCGTTCGCAGCCTTTGTTTCCTCACTGGCTTCTTGCACGCCTTTCTTGGCTTTGCTTTCCACCACCGCAGGTTGCTGCGTTGTACCAAGAAGTTGACCGACCATTGCCGCAAGACCGCTTGGGCCTTTCTGCAACTTGGCGGCTTTGGCAGGAGTAGCCTTAGCCTTTGCTTCGGGCTTTTTTTCTGCACCCTTGGCAAGTTTCTTTTTGCCACCCTTCGGAGGAGTCGGAGGTTTAGGCGCTTCTTGCTTGGCAGTTACAACTGGTGCGGCTACTACTTCTGCTTGCTTCTTCCCGCGCTTGAGAGACTTGCCGCCACCGCCTGCTTGAGTGCCGCCGCCTTTGACTTGGGTCGTGGGCTGGTTCCCAGTTTGCCCCCCGCCTTGTACTCCCGCATTATCTTGCTGACGTTGGCTGACACTACCTTGTTGCTGCTTCCCTTTTTGAGTGGCATTTGCTTTTCCTTTCTTGAGCACTGCGGCTTTCGCTTTAGTAGCGGTTACTGCCGTAACAGGCGCACCTGTCGGCGGAATCTGCGTAGCACCCTGCTGCACAGTTGGAGTCGGTACGGCTTGGCGTGTACCTGCACTCTTGAGTGCTGCCACGGAAGGCTGACCTTGTTGGGTAAATAGAGACAACTGACCTGCACGCTGGAACTGTCCGGGGGTAGGAGTACCCTGAACCACAGGTGCGGGCGCAGGCACTTGCGTGCCAACACCACGGCGCAAACCCTCAGCACGAGAAGGTACTGGGGCTTGTCTGCGGTTAAACAATGACAACTGCTGCGGCTGCCGCACGGGCAACGGACGCATAGGAAGTTGTTGCTGTGTGATTGGCTGCTGTTGCTGCTGGGCCGCAAAGTCCAACTGTCTCTGATTCTGCGCTTGGATAGCCAGACGATTCATGTCGGCTTCACGCTGTGCTTGTTCCTGAGCCATACGCTGAGCGTAGGCTTCCTGCATTTGGCGTTGCTGGATTGCAGCCTGCAACTGCTGAGCCATTGCAGGATTGAACGCAGGTTGTGCGTTTGTAAAACCTACACCGCTAGGAGCAGGAGGCGCAAACTGCAATGCCATTTGCCGTGGGTCAACGGGGGCTTGAGGCGCAGGTAATGCCATCCGGTCAGACGGAGGCGCAGTTACGGCTTGTTGTTCGTACTGCTGGGTCTGAGGATTCCACACCATGCGTGGAGCAAGTTCACCAGTTTGATTACTGCGTTGCTGCAATTCACCAATGGTCGCACCACCAAGGTCGAGAACGCCTTGAGCACCACCAAATTGACCGGGGGCAACCTGACCAGTAAAGATGCGGTCAGTAGGTACAGATGGGCGTACACCATCAGCGCCAGCCACAAAGTCAGGGCGTGCACCCATACCACCAACTTGAGTCGGGCCACCAACGGGAGCACCCGGTGGAGGAGGAATGATTGCCAGTGCCGTGGATGGAGCAGGAGGTTCAGTAGTCTGGCTTGGGTTCAACAGGTTGGTTGGCTCTTTGGTAAGTGGCCCACGGCGCAAGTTTGCCGCCGCACCAAGTACACCACCAGTACCAAAGCCTGCGGCGAATGACTCCATCAACCGCTTCTGTACATTGGGGTCGCCAAAGTCTTGACCTGTGTTCGCAATGAGCAGGCTTTCCTGCCCAAGTTCAGTCGCACCTTCAGCAGTACCACCAACAACAAAACCTTTACCGCCACGCTTTAGGAGTTCGCCGCCACGCAAGGCGGCTGTGCCCAACATGGTTTCACCCTGAATGTCTTTGAGCGCACGCCCTGATTGCCGTGCAATACCACCTGTACCAAACAAGCGGGCAGCGAGTACAAACTCAGGGAGTGACTCAAGCGCAGCGTAAGGTACAGCAGAAGCCAGTGCAGAAAGACGATTGTCTTGCCCTTGTTCTCGTTGCTCACCATAAATGTCAGCCACACCCGTGGCGTAGTTCTGCGCTGTAGTGAATATGGTTGCGCCAGCAATACCAGCGGCTTCACGAAGTAGTTTTGTTTCTACTGCGTCAAGCACCTCACCTGCGGCTTTCTTTTTGATAGCAGCAAGAACAGATTGTTTGAAGGTTTCTTTACCAGCCAAGCCAGCAAGTGCTGCACCGCCACCAGCAAGAGGGCCACCCGTTGCAGTACCAACTGCAAAGCCTGCGGCAGCCGTAGCAATAGATTCAAGGATGTTTGGGCCTTGCTGCGCAATGGTGGCTACAAGCCAGTCGATTGCAGTGTTGGCGTCTTTGACATCAGAGAACTCACGGATGTACGGCGAGGACTTCTGAAGGTCACCACGCATGGTGTCAGTACCCATTTGGGCATCAACAATACGCTGACCAGTTTCTTCCGCACCCAAGAACTGCAAGCCGCGACCCGCGAGCATTTGCATATTGTCCAGACCAATGCCAAAGTTTTTCTTGGCAAGTTTGCCTAGGCCGGGGTTCTTAATTGTGTTGAGGTACTGCCCATAAGCACCGGGGTCAAGTTGTACCCAGTCGCCGCCTTGCGGCATACCAACACCGGGTCTTGCCAAAAGTTCTTCAGTTCGTAAAGCAAGTGCGTCATCATCAGCGGCAAACTGCGCACCGTTAACGAACAACGTCTTGTTGGATGGACTGTACGCCACAACCGGAGGGCGCTTAATCTCCGGCAGGGTGAACTGGCTTTGCTTGACTAACTCCCGCCCAAGAACTGCTGTGTCCACTTGGGACGGCATCATGTTCTCAGTTCCGCTTCGCGGCATTTGCGAGAAGCCTGCATAGGGGTTGAGCACAGTGTTTAGGTCTGCGCCCATACTGCCCATGTTGACATCTGCAAATGACAGTCCAGCGGGGGTTGCAGGATTCGCCATATTTACCTCATTACGGATTTACTAAAAGCCCAGCCGCAGGAGGTCTAACTCCTGCTTTTTCTGCTGAAGGGCCGAAGATTGGTATACCAGCACTAGGCATACCGCTTCCAAGCACAAACAGACTTCCGGGCGCTTTGTTGATTGTTTCGCCATTGAGTGTAATAGTACCAGCAGACATATCGACAACGCCTATACGAGAACCGTCGTTGGACACAATCAGTGCCTTACCACTACCGTCAGGAGACATCGTAACCTTGACACCAGTGGCGTTTTCAAATGCTGTCTGAGCCATCTTGATGTTGCCAGCGTTGATGTCTCTAGAAATGTCAGCAATGAGTTGACGGTTAATCTTGTTGGTGTCAATGAACATTTGACCAGATGCTTTGGCTTGCTCAGTAGCAACACTTTGACGAATTGCTTGCTCAGTCTTAAACGACTCTTTGAACATGAACTCTTTGAGTGCTGTCTTACTTGACAAGTACTTGGAGTCAATATCTTCTTTGGCGTAACCAATGAGGTCAGAACTAGATACGCCCTGAGCCAAGGGTTTACCATTAGAAAACAAATCCCACTTGCCATCGCTACGTGGTTGCAACTGAAGTTTCTGTCCTGTGAACTGGCTCCATACACCAACCATACGAGTGGGGTCATTGAAGCGAGTGAACTCAGCCACGCCACGGTCACCCATCATGCGGTACAGGTCAAGGTCAGTTGAATAGATTTTACCAATGAACTCCAGTGCTTTGGCAGGGTTACCACTGTTAGCAGCGTTTACTGCTAACTGACGAGTGTAGTCCCGCAATTGCAAGGCTTGCTTCGTAAACTGGTCGTATGTGTTAGGGTCAATCGTGCCAGCCGGAGGCATCTTAATCTGTTGCTTTTCTACATTCGTAACAGCCGCAGCAGCGGCGGGTGCAGGTGCAGGTGCAGGTGCAGGTGCAGGTGCAGCAGCGGCGGGTGCAGGAGCAGGAGCAGGAGCAGGAGCAGCAGCAACAGGAGCAGCGGCAGGTGCAGCGGCAGGAGCCGCAGCCGCAGCCAATGGTTGCTGATTACCAGACAGCGCAGTCAGTGCAGTGTTATACAGCGCAACAAATCCACGGTTGTAGTCAGAGTTAAGTAGTGTGCCATCATGTGCGTTGAGCGGACGACCGAACTTCTTAACTTGGTCAGCGTTACCTTGGTATCCAGCGCCCCATAAGTTTTTGGGGTTGCCTATGTACTCGTTGTACTTGAGCACTAATAGACCAGCATCAATCTTGCCAGAAGCATCAAACTGCATGTTACGTGCAGCCTCTACCTGTGCTTGCGGGATGTTGTATTTCTTGATGTTCTCTGCGTTGGTGTACCAGTTCTTCATCAACCCAAACGTGTCAGGCATAACTTGAAGTGGGCCACTTGCGCCAGCACCGCTGTCTTTTGTGGCTGCGCCAAAGTTAGACTCAAGACCATACACAGCCAAAGCCGCAGCAGGGTCTACTTGCAAGACACCAGCGCGATTAAGAATCTGTTTGGTTTCTGCCTTCTCCAAAATCTTAGGGAGCATTGGAGTTAACTGCTCAATGCGCTTATCAGTAACCTTAGCCGAGTTGGCAACAAACTTTTCATCCAACTTTTTAGGTTGGAGTTTTCCACCAACAACTTCTGGTGCGCCTGTTGATGGCTGCTCAGTGCGTGATTCGGATTGGCGACGGGCTTCACGTACAGGTGCTTCTGCTGCAAACGCAGCATAAAAACCCATCGGGTCAACCTTGGCTTGTGCCAATGCCTGAGGGTTCTGCATGAAGTACGCAAGTGACTCGTCACTACGGAACCACTTCATTGCTGCGGTAGCAATATCTCGCTTTTCAGCCTCACTCTTATTGTCGAAGAAGTAGCCGTACATTTGCCCAGACGGAGCACCAGCAGGGCCAAACTTACCAGTGGCTAGACCAGTAGCAATCTGTTCACGCTGTTGAATAATTGCGCTACGTGCTGCACCTTCTTGACGAGAACGCTGGAAGCCAGCGGAGTTCGGGTCAACCTTTGGAATACCTTCTGCGTCAACCAAACCTGCACGGCTAGGAAGATTTGGGTTGAAGTCCGGCACAGTGAGGTGTGTAGTAGTCTGCCCTTGACTAAACTTTTCAACCCCAGCAGGAAGTTTCTGTCCAGTGCGTGCTTGCCAGTCAGCGATGTTTTGCGCGGCAACAGGTGAGCGTAGCGGTATGTTTGTACCCGGAACAGTAGGAGCATTTACCCGTGCTTCAGGTAAACGAACACCAGCAGGAGGGGCAGCGGGCGCGGCAGCGGCGGGTGCAGCGACGACAGGAGCCGCAGCAGGTGCAGGTGCAGGAGCCGCAGGTGCAGGTGCAGGAGCCTCTACGGGAACTTGTCGTACATCAGTGTTGTAAAACGCATTGTAGTTTTGCGTAGGGTTAAAGTTCAACCCTGCCAACATTTGTTGTGCAGTCTGCGTGTCTTGTTGGCGGTTCAGTTCCTCACGATTAAACGCTTGTAGCCGCATCTCCTCGACACGGGCTGCCCACTCAGCACGCTCAGCCTCTCTCTGGCGACCAGAGATGATGCCCATACTGCTGGCGGTTTGACTTAGATTGAGCGCCATGTTTGTGCCCCCTTAACTAATCTTGATGGTCGTGCCAGATGATTTAGCCCCGCCAGTAAATCCACCAAACAAGTCACCAATATCTCCCGCAGCCGCACGACGGCGACGGTCAGCAGAATCGTACATGTTGCCAAGGTACGAAGCGTATTGCATGTTGGAAGCCTCATACCCTTGGCTAGGAATAGCCGACAAGCCTGCCTGTTTAACACGCAGTTTGTTTTGCTCAGCCATGTCCATACCTTGCAAGTAAGCAGTCTGAGCACCAGTGCTTGTACCTAGGTCATAACGGCGGGCTTCTGCTTGGCGTAGTCCAGCACGGCGGGAGTCAATACCACGCAAACCTTCAGACTTAGCACGAGCACCAGCGGCTTGCACTTGACGAGCAGCACGCAGACCGAATGTCTCAGGGTCAAAGTAGCGAGACTCACCAGCAAACTCAAGAGCCTGCTGAACCTTCTGGTCAAACAACGCTTTGTTGGTAGTACGCAGACTTTCAAGTTCTGCTTTCTGTTGGGCGACCAGTGCTTTTTCTTCGTCGCTCAAACCATCACCTGCAATCGCAGAGCCAACCAACTGACCAGCAGCACGGAGCACAAAGTCTGCTTGGCTAGATGGGTTAGTAAGTTTCTGCTTAAGTGCTTCAGATAGCGTAGCAGGAGCAGCAACTTGCGCAGGGCCACCAGTACCGCCACCAGTACCGCCACCAGTAGTTGCCCCACCAGTATTAGCATTTGCAGCCGGAGTTGTTACGTTAGCCGCATAAGTTGGGCTGAACGCGGCTTGTGCAGCCGCTGCGCTTTCAGTAGCCGCAGATACAACCTGACCAGATTGAGGATATGCAGGAGCAGACTGCGCAGCATATGTACCACCAGCATTGTTAGCATTGTACGCACTACCTGCACCACCATAAGTAGCGGGCGTTAGATTAGCGTTGTAAAAACTTGTTGTGCCAAGGTTAGCCGCATTACCGCCAAGCGCCACAGGAGTGTTAACTGACAATGTGCCAGATGCCTGAATAGCATTGGCTGCGCCTTGCACGTTATTAGAACTGCTCAATGTAGCAGCCAACGAACTGTTAACTTGACCGCCATATGCGATAGCCGATGGGTCAACAGCCGTACCATTTGCCAGCATGTATGTCTTAGTTGCTGGGTCAAACGTAGCCACAGCAGCGCCACCATCTCCAAGGTTTGCAATACCAACAGTAGTGGTTGGTGCTCCTTGTACGGGGCCGACAAAATTAGGTGAGCCGGGGCTTGTAGCAACAGCAGGGCCACCTGCATTTGGAGTCAGATTAGGCGCAGCAAAATAGCCAGAGATACCGCTACCTAGGCCACCCATCAAAGCCCCCCGACCAACATCGCCACCAGTCGCCGCAGCAGATACTGCGCCAAGACCAGCACCAACAATTGCAGAGCCAACCACAGAACCAACAGTAGCAGCAGTAGCCGCAGAGATACCAGCCGAAGCCGCAGCGCCAGCAATCGCACCGGATACACCGATGGACGCGGCAATCGCAGGGGCAACGAACGGAATGGCAACCGCAGCAACAACTGCCACAACTGCTTTCAATCCACCACCACCGCCTTGCGGGCGAATACCCATTGCTCTAACCAAAGCCTTACGTTGCATAGGCGGAATATCACCACCAAAAGCAGCCTCAGGTAAATCAGGAATACCCATCATTGCCATTTGTTTGGCATTGGGCATACGAACAAATGTTGTTGCGCTCATTTCATAGCCTCCGTTAATTCAAGTCGCATGTGTGTATACACAGGCTTAAAACCGTATTGAGAAATTACCCGTTCCATTGCTGGGGACACCCATCCCTCAATGACTCGGACACTATTCATATACGCCCAACCGCACAGCATCTTCCAATACTTAGCATGTAAGGCGTCTAAGTCACTACCACCAAGCGCAACGATGTTCATTGCAGCCAATTTAGGGTAGTGGACAATTTCTAGTACCAGTGCCAACTTCACACTCTTAGTGATTGTTTTATCACATTTGACAACAAATATATACATCTTTCCTTGTAAGGCAGAGTTGTATATATCGTCAATCGTCATCTCCCCGTGCATCGCACGCTTCACACATTTTTCAAGCAAAGGTTTAGTAGCAGTCCAATACATATCGAACTGCTCCTTAGTTGCAAGGAGCAAAGGTTCAAAGTCATCAAGAGGTATTGGGTCAAACCCTGCTGGTAAAGTACTCATGCGTTTTGGTATTTCTTGAGAAGTGCGTCGAAGAAGTCTTTACCTTTAGCCTGTACCACTTTGGCAGGGATTACATACTCACCTGCGGATACACGGATAGGGATACTATCGCTAGTACCAGTGCCCGGGCCAGTAACCTTACCGCCTTTAGCAGCATGGTCGCCCATACGTACATAGCCGCCAGAAGCCATACTCATCATAGGTTGGTCACTCATACCGCCCATGCCTCCCATACCGCCAGCCATACCTTGCTGAGTATTACCTTGCACCGCACGGATAGCCAAGAGAAGGACAAAGATGAGACCTTGGTCGTACTCAGGAGACAAGTCTTCTTCATTAGCCATGCCTTGTTGGATTGCAAACTGGCGAATGTAGGTGTACATCTCGGGGTTCTGAAGTGCGGTCATAGCAAGTTGTCCTGCCATGTTCAACTCCTCAGGGGTAATTTCGCCTGACTGGTATCCAGCCATGATGGCTTGTTGAATACGAGCGACTTCCTGAGGCTGTCTGCGCATGAACTCTTGGAGTTGCATTTCAATAGCCTGAGGGCTTAGGCGCTCTTGTTTTGGCCCTACGTCAGAAGGGCGAATAGGCATACCACCAGCACCAACCATACCTCCATCGGCATAGGTGGGTTGTAGACGAAAGTCAAGCACCGGCGCACTTGGATTCGAGGCAACAGTGCCAGTCTGAATCGGGGTCGCAACGCTTTGTACGTTGACAGTAATGTTAGGAGTGCCAGAGCCAAGCAGACCTTGCAACGATGCAGGGAGGTCAAGCGATGTAGTAGGCGCTGGAAGTTCCGCTCCCATGCCGGGCGCAGTAGGAGTAGGAGCCATTTGAGGCGCGGGCACACCAGTCAAGTTGGTCGCCAGAGCGCCCTGTACCGCTGGTTGTCCGGCCTGTGGAACAGACGACGGAGCCTTGGGGGCCATGTTTAGAATTTGAAGAACTGGGTTATTGCCTGCCATGATTTATCCTTTCAATTGGGAAATGAGCGTGTTAACGGTCGCCCGCAAATTCGCAACGTCATTGGCAAGCAACTGAACATCATTGATTAACTTGCCGTAATCGTCTAAATCTGGTACTCGTTGCCCGCTAATAGTATACCCGTTACCTGTTGCAGATACACGAGTAAATGTTGGTGTTGGCGCAGATTTGACACCAATGTTTCCTTTGGTGACCGCTACGCTTTGCGAGTCAGCCTCTCCGCGAAGATTGCAGAGAAGTTCGACATCTTCTTTTAGGGCGTTAAGCAGTTGTGACTGCCAGTCCGTAACTGTACCCGAAGGTATAGAAGGGATTGCTGTAAACCGTGCCATTACGCCGCCCTCAATCCAAATGGGGTTTCCCCTACATGCACCGCACGAACCCGTGCAGAACCGGAAACCGCAAACTCAAACGTGTCGGAGCGGTAACCTGTAGGCAGTCTGAAAATCTCATCTGAAGATACTGTGCCTTGGAAAACGAGTGACTTGTCCGCCCAGATACGGAATGTAATTGGTAGTACTCCTGTTACTGTTTTGAATGTGCGGGTGTAGTTATCCCCATTGACGACTGTAGAGTTCAAGGTTCCTGAGGTTTCAATGCGGACACCTAGACTGGTTAGTCTGTCATATGGGCCGTTCATGTCTCCCAAACCTTTGAGAGAGGACACCGTACCTGTAGAGTCTGCGGTCGTTGTAAGGGTTGTACCCACACTGGCGTAAGTAAATGTGGTGTCGTTTACTACAGTAACGACTGCTTGCTGCACATTAAATGTTGCTGCCGCGCCGCCTGTAAACCCAGACACATCAACCTTTGACCCTGTAATCATTCCGTGTGCAGCCGCAGTCACAATCGTGGCGACGTTAGACGCACGAGCATACGACACAGTAGCCACAGGGTTAGAGTAGTCCAACCAAACTTGTGCGTTGTATGCGGCAACACCAGCGTTATAAGCCGCAATAGCCTCAGACTCTGCGTCAGGTGTTGCATAGTCCGCAATCACACGCGCCGCGCCAATGTTCAGGTAGTCCTTTGTCACAATGACTTTAGACTTCCACTCCATCGAAGCAAGTGGCTGTGTGTTCTTGTCCCACTGGTACAGATTACCTAGGTTGTCGGCAATGTAGTAGAAGTTGTTTGTCTTTGGGTCATACCATGCCGCAGTCCAAAGGTAGTTGATGGACACAAAGTAACCGCCAATACGCTCATCACGCTCAAACGTAAACGAGTTGGTAGAGTGCGAAGCAAAGTACTTACCGTTGTAAAACTTAGCAGCCAAAGTGCTAGGACTTAGTGAGGAGTCCCATGTATCCCAGTCGTGCACAAACTTGGTAATCAAGTCCATACCAATAGACGGGTTGTAGACAGCCAGACCACCATAAGTAGCGTAGACCACGCCGTAGCCCATGTTTACAATCGAGCGTTTAGACACGCAAGGGTACAGCGTATCAATACGAGCAAACGCCATCGTAGCGGGATTGTTACCTGATACTTGATATGGATACTTCTCAGTTAGTACAAGTACGTAACCACCAACAGACGCAATACCCACAATCGGGGATTCAAATGTCAGCACATACTTGTTAGGCCATGCGTGGAATACATTAGGCTCAGAGAAGTAAAGTTGGTTACCTTCAAAACCAGCAAGGATGTTATTCTGCACCGAAGTTAACCCTTTAAGGTTTTCAGGCGGTGGGTCATAGTCATCCGTAACAAGGATGTCAGTTAGCAGTGTGGAGTCAAAGTCGTCTGTAAACGAGTATGTACCACCATCACCCCAATACCGTGCAGTACTGGTAGGTAATTCAGAAATATCGTAGTAGAGCGTACCTGAAATTTCTGCTTTATCCGCAACATCAGATGCGGATTGTGCGTATTCAAAGGTGTAATCGTCAATTACATCAGTGACAATCCCACCAGTAATATTGAACGAGGTGTCAAGGCAGCCGCTAATTTTGAAGCGGTCGTCAATGGCAAGATTGTGGTGATTAGACAGCGTTACTCGTGAGACATTACTTGTGCGCTGCACACGGGCAAGCGAAGTAGGAAACCACAGAGTGCGCAATCGGTAGTAAAGCGTGCCAGAGGTAGACGATAATGTGCGGTACAAACGCACACCACGTACAAAGTTATCCCCATTAGGTTTACTGGTCGGAATGTTGGTCACTGTAACTGTCTGACCTTCTTTGATATACAAGTTCTCCGATGGGTCAGAGCCAATCGACTCCTCATCCCACGGCGTGTACCATGTGTACACGTAAGAACGAATTTGCGTATTACCCGCCAGAGCTACTTTTCCGCTAGTGTCTGATGTGGATGTGACGGCATCGCCCGGCGAGTAATACGTAAAAGTTGTTGAGTTCGTAACAGTGACTGTTACGTTGGTTGCATTAAATATCTTGCCTGTGGCAGAGGTAAACCCAGAGACAGTAACGATGTTGCCTGTACGCAGTCCATGCGCACTGCCTGTCACGATGGTCGCTGTATTTCCTGAATCACGTGCGTAGGTAGATGTTGTGGCGTTCGGTGCAGATGCAGCCGAAGTCGTTACCTTGGTTGTCGGCAACGGCAGCCCAAGTTCATAGTACCCATTGGGGTAAGGCTCTGCACCTGTGATTGCCAGTTCGTAGTTAGAGACCTTGGGTACGCCATCCCCGGTGTAGTAGAACCGCTGCTCTTGATCCTCAGAGGACGAGGCAGTCACGATGTCTACGTCAGTCATCCATGATAGCCAGTTTATTGCCCCAGTAGACGGGTTCTTTAGCGCATGGATTGTTTTAATCTCACCAATGCGGTTGAGGTTTGAGACAAGTAAAGGCAGGCGGTAAGGCAGCAAGTCACCTGAGTACAACTTGGTGTTGTACGCCAACTGTGCTGCACCATCGGGCAACAACTCCGAAGAAATCTTCGGTGCTTCACCTAAGAACTTAAGGAGTTTTACCGCTGCCATTTAGACGTTCCGTTCAAAGTGTGGGCAATCTACAAGAGATTTGAAGTTACCGCCCCAACGGTTCTTAGGATACAGGCTTTCCCAGTACGTGCCAAGGGGGGCAAGGAGTTCCTTGTCCCAAATAATTTTACCGTCCTTAAAGAAGTTCAGGTCAATCGCGCATCGTTTTAAGTGGATGCTGTTCAGTGTTTTGGAACGCCCCGTCTTTACGTAGATAGCTTGCTGTTCAGGGGTACGAGCCAACTCACCACCCGTAACCATGAAGCCTTGCTCGGTGGCGTACTGAATCAGCTTGCAGGCGTCCAATAGGAACGCAGCTTGTTCTTGGCTAAGGCTCATTTTTTACTCCTCATTTCTGCCAGTTTCTCAATAGTCCTACCGCCAAAGTACGCACCCATGATGAGCATACCCCACTGCCCAAGCAGATTGACATAGGACTCGTTGGCGTTATACCCAAAGGCGGACATCATGGAGAACAGGAAGTACCCAGTAAAGATAGCTACCAGTGACATAGGGCGAATGTTCTTGGATAGCCAAGAGTCAGATGCCATATCAGCATCCCACCGCTGGGATACATTGTTTTCCTCGTTGGCTTGGGCCGCCAACAGCGCCTTGAGTTCTTCTTGCTCAAGCCGTGCCTTCTCAATGCCAAGCTCAAGCAGACGTTCTTCGTGGTCATACTGAAGCTGGCGTAGCTTTGCTACATCTTCAGGCGTAGGGTTGTCAGGGATTTTTACCCCGAGGGTTTTCTCGACAACTTCTTTACCCTTGGCTTGAATAGCAGAGGATAGAAGGCCCAAGCCACTTTCAGCTAGTGTGCCTAGTAGTGCTCCTAAGATTGGAATCATTTTTTCATTCCCATTTTTTCACGTT